GAACTAGATGCCTGTGCGATAGCCCAAAGTATGCTGAGTACCAGTAAGAAAATCTGGAATGTTGTGTCAATCCCATCAGCATCTAATCTAAAGGGTCTTCTAGAACAACGTGGCTGGATTAACTCATTCAAAGAAATTGTACTGTGTTTTGATCAAGATGATGCAGGTCAGAAAGCACAAGATGCTGCAGCTAAAATGTTTAGTGCTGGTAAAGTAAAAGTTGCTAGATTACAAGAGAAAGATCCATGCGAAGTACTAATAAAACATGGTCCAAAGTCTCTTAATGATGCTATCTTTACTGCCCAAGCCTGGTCACCTGCAGGTATTGTAACAGGAGAAGCAGTATGGGAACAATTTAAATCAAGACAAAACGTAGAGTCTGTACCTTATCCTGATTGTATGAGTGGACTCAATGAAAAACTAAAGGGGATACGCTATGGTGAGATTACTCTGTTTACCTCTGGCACTGGTAGTGGTAAGTCTACTGTCATTAAAGAGATTATTCTTGACCTTCTTGCTAAAACAAACGATAAGGTTGGACTCATTAGTCTGGAAGAAAGTGTTGGAGATACAGCCGAAAAGTTTATCTCAATGCAACTTAAACGTAACATCATGGATCCTCCACCAACTAGTGAAGAGGAACTTAGACGCGGATACGAAGCTGTGTTCGGTGACGAGCGACTGGTTCTCTTGGATCACCAAGGCTCCGTTGGGGACTCATCTCTTATCGATAAGATTGAATACATGGCCCTTATGGGTTGCAAGTACCTCGTTCTTGACCACATCACTATCGCGGTATCAGAAGGTTCTGAAGGACTATCTGGTAACGAAGCGGTAGATAAAGTAATGTCTGACCTATTGAAGGTTGTAAAGAAACACAATGTATGGTTGGGTCTTATCTCACACCTACGAAAAGCCCAAGGGGGTAAGAGTTTTGAAGAAGGGAACATCGCATCTATCGATGATATCAAAGGCAGTGGTTCGATCAAGCAGATCTCGTTCGACATCATTGCCTTCTCAAGAAACCTTGTCGCAGAGTCAGAGTCAGAACGAAACACAATCAAGTTCAAAGTACTCAAGTCTAGATTCACCGGACTTACAGGACCTGCCGGAAGTTCTACGTACAACAATAAGACAACAAGACTAGTATCTTCAGGAGGATTTGATGAATACTTCACAATTTGAAGTAACACTGATTGATAGTATGGGGAGTGACCTAGCAGTAGTTAATGCTGCTAGAGTCTCCTTTAATAAACAATCTGAATATGAAACAATCGAGGTTGGTTATGATGAAGATTGTAATCCTGGAGAACCTCATACTATTAAACGTTTAAATAATAAAGATAAAAAACTAATTAAATACTTAGCACAACACGGTCACTGGACACCCTTCAGTCAAGTACAATACCAAGTACGTATCAAAGCACCTATTTTTGTAGCCCGACAGTGGTTCAAACATATAGTTGGTATTACACGTAATGAGGTGTCCCGAAGATATGTTGACAGTACACCGGAGTTCTATGAACCTACTACATGGAGAGCTAAACCAACAGATGGAGCTAAACAAGGATCCAGTGGTGCTGCTGAGTCTCAGTACTTCCCTAATAAATATCTAAAGGATATCCATGAAAACGCTATTGTGTGTTATGAAAAGATGTTAGCCCAGGGTGTATGCCCTGAACAAGCACGTATGATTCTACCTCAATCAATGATGACTGAATGGGTAGAAACAGGATCCCTAGCTGCTGCTGCACGTATCTATGCTCAACGTACAGATGCACATGCACAAGTAGAGATCCAAGATTTAGCCAAGATGTTTGGTGACTGTCTAGAAGATATCGCCCCCATCAGTTGGGGGTGCCTAACTTAAAACAGAAAGAGGATTGTATGAATCCATTCGATCAGATCTCAGAGTACCTGATAGATAAAGTCTCAAGGGTTAATCCAAATAACCCTAAGTCTAACTCAGGTGGTGTACTCTTGAGGTTATACAAAGAATACAAAAAAGATATGCCACGGCTAGTTGCTGTAGCATTTCAAACAATACAAATGAGATTCACCTACGATACCTCCGATAGTCCTGCAGGGACTGCACAGTTAACTGCTGTATCCACAGCAATAGGACAACGTGTAGCACGTGTAATAAAAAGAGAACCCCCTGGGTTACCCTGGAATATGCATGTAAGACTAGGTGATCTCTTCATTGAAGCTTTCTTTAACTGTGGATATATTAACTTATACTACCCCAAGACAAGGGATACTAGTTATATTGTATCAGCTACAGCTAAATGGATTGACCTAGCAGATATCCCTGAGGCACTATCAAGGATCTCTTTGAATCACACAGTACTAGAAAGACCAGAAAGAATAACAAAGGTTACACAACCAGATGGTGAACCCCTAATCAAGAACTGGACAGAAGAGGACAACGATGAGTTCCGTACAATGATAGGGCAACCTTGGATTAAAGCAGTGGATAATCTACAAAGGACAGGTTGGCGTATTAACCAACGTGTCTACGATGCTTTAATGGACAACAAAGATTCTTTTGTTTCATCTGTACCCATCGAAGATAACGATGCTAAGGAAATGAAACGTAGAAGTAAGAATGTTGAGTGGGGTTTCATTACTACGAAAGCCAAGCTTCTGTATGAACATGATGTGTTCTATCAATACATGCAAGCCGACTATCGTGGTAGGCTTTATTACTCAGAGTCTTTCTTAAACTACCAGGGATCTGATCTTGCCAGGGGTATGATGTCTTTTGCCAGGGGTAAACCTATGACAGAAGATGGACTCTTCTGGTTAGCTGTACACACAGCAAGTAGTTTCAATCAAAGCTACAACATTGATGAACTACCTGAGTGGTGTGAAGGTGAATACCAAAAGTACCTACAAGAAGAAGGCTTAGAGTCTATCAGTGTAGATAAGTTTACACTAGAAGATAGAGTACGCTGGACTAATGACAACATGAATATCCTAATTGAAATGGGTAGAGAATCTATCATTGCTGATATTGCAGAGAAACCAGTATCGTTTCTTGCTTGCTGCTTTGAGTGGTACGACTATCAAAAGGCAGTCAAAGATAATAGAATCTACATAAGCCACCTTCCAGTGCCCGTAGACGGGTCTAACAATGGTTGGCAGCATCTAGGTGCTATTTCTAAGGACAGCCACACAGGGAGGCTTGTAGGCCTTGTACCAGTAGATATACAATATGACTTCTATGTTCAGACTGCGAAACAATTATATAACCTTGTCACTGATGATCGTCTTAAATGTATCTTAGATAAGATGCCAATGAAGCACATCAGAAAAGGTATATCTAAACGTGGGAGTATGACAAGAGCATACTCTGCAGGTGCTAGGGAGATTGCTGAAAATATGTTCTTTGATTGTAAGACAGAAGACTTCCATCTTACTTATGGTATAACACAAGATGACTGTGATAAGTTATCTAAGTTACTAATCAAAGCAATCAACATAGTATGCCCAGGTCCTTTACACACTATGGCATTCTTACAAAAGATTGCACAGTATGAGATCGGTGAGTACAAAAAGTTCTGTCCCAATGGAGATGTTGCTGGACCTGAATACAAGCAACTAGTCAAGGATCAGAAAGAACTATATACTAAAAAAGATAAAACAGATGAAGAGATTGAAGAGTTAAACAATCTAACTGTCGAATTAAAATCTTTTAAGAGTAAGCTCATCTATGGTAACGGTAAAGATAAACTTACATGGGTAACACCTTCAGGGTTTAAAGTAACCTATGAAAACTTCACAACAGCTACACGTAAATGTAGAGGTACCATAAGTGGATACAAGACTGACTCTAAGGGACACAAAGGAGTAAACCATGTGGCAAGAGTACCTACGAAGACCCCAGACATTCGCGGATTTATGTGCGGTGTCAGCCCTAACTACATTCACAGTCAAGATGCAAGCCATATGGCATTGGTTATTGAGGACTGGAATGGTGACTTCGGAGCAGTGCATGATTCCTTTAGTACTCATGCATGTGATGTCGAAGAGTTACTAACAAAGACAAAGAAAACATTTATCGATATGTACGATAAAAGAAATTACTATGACTTAATTCAAGACAACATCATCACTGATGCTACTAACCTTGACGTTGAGCAACCACAACTAGGTGATCTAGATGTAACACAGATCTATGAGTCTGATTACTTCTTTGCCTAAGGAGATAACAATGAGCGATAAGAAATCGTATAACTACTTGGCTCTGCGTGGAGCACCAGTAGATGACATGGAATATGTAGAACAGTTTGGTTTATCACCAGACTCTGCATACTCAAATAAGATTAACGAAGACATGCTACAGTATAACTATGATAAAGCAGTTCAACGAGGTATGGAACCTAAAGAAGCTGAACAAATAAAGAAAGATGCTGAGCGTGATATCAGAGAGCTACTGGCTAAGAACGGTATGCTTAAATAAAAAAGCCCCTACTAGTTTCCTTAATTGGATTCTAGTAGGGGTATTTTTTTATTCTAGTGAGAGTAGTACTGAAGTACTGCTAAGTCTGGATTATTACTATTAACGTTAGCCATAATCTTTGACTTTAGTTTAGATTTTAATCCATCAGTTTTAGATATCAAACTATTTAATCTACGATCAAGATTTATTTTTCTTTCAAGAGCATCTAAAAATATTTTTAAATCTCCAATAGTTAATTCTGTGTTTGGATTAATAATATCATTACCACCACCACCAACTGCAGTAAATTTAGTAAACCCATTATCTACCATATCACGTTGCAGAGATGTAACTTCTGTAAAAATATCATCCCCCTTAGGAACAGGGTACATAACTTGACCCAGTTTATTATTAATATTTAACACGGGGTTACCTGACTTAGTTATATAATTTGAAAAAA